GATTGGAGAAACTATCCGGAAAGCAGTAAAGAAAAATGGTACGATTATATAGACGAAGAATTTAAAAGAAGGGAAGAAGGATTCTGGTTTATGAATAATGGTAAACCAACCTGGATAACAGGTACGCAGTACATGTACTTACAATGGAGTAAAATAGATGTAGGTGCTCCAGATTATAGAGAGGCAAACAGATTGTTTTATATATTCTGGGAAGCTTGCAAGGCAGATAAAAGATGTTATGGTATGTGTTACCTAAAGAACAGACGTTCTGGATTTTCTTTTATGTCTTCAGCAGAAACAGTTAATTTAGCTACTCTTGCAAGTGATAGTAGATTTGGTATACTATCTAAAACTGGATCAGATGCAAAGAAGATGTTTACGGACAAGGTTGTTCCTATATCAATTAATTATCCATTCTTTTTCAAACCTATCCAAGATGGTATGGATCGTCCTAAATCAGAACTTGCATATAGAGTACCTGCTAGTAAGTTTACAAGAAAAAAGATGTCAGCTACAGATGGTATGGAAGACATTGAAGGTTTGGATACAACGATTGACTGGAAAAACACTGGAGACAATAG